CAGCGTCGGCGCGTTCCCGTTGGCGGCATTGAACTGCACCACGTGAACCATGCCGTCGAGCAAGGCACCGGGGGCCGCGCTGTAGGCGAGCGTATAGGCCGTCGACGTGCCTCCGGTGGTCTTCGGGATCGACCAGTCATACCAGCGCTTGGTAGCGCCCATCATGGCGCGAATCGTGTCGTTCACACCTGACGGGAACATGCCCTCCGGCGCGCCGTCGGGAGCCGGCGTGCTGTTGCTGGCGTCTGTTTCGCTCCAATTGCTCGCGCCGATGTCCATCAGTCGCTCCTACTGCAAAGGTTGCTGGTATTGGGTGCCCAGAACGGCCGCCCGCAGGATGCGCTCGACCGAACCATCGTCACCTCCTTGCCGCCGTGAGGCGTTCGTCTGCGGTTCTGAGCGCGCGCGCCGCCGCGAGCTGCGGAGATTCGGGATCGCCTGAGGAGTACGGCCTCACCGGTCACACGGGAGTGATCAAACAAATTGCCACTCATGGCTGCCTCGCTGGTTTGGGATTGATGAGATCAGGCATCGCTCGTCCCTCACGCCGCCAACAGGAACGGCAGCAGGTCGGCGATCGAGAAGCCGGCCGCTCCGGCGCCTGCAGCACCGGCGCCCGCGGCCGCAGCACCTCCTGCCGCAGCATCGGCTCCTGCTGCGGCCGCACCGGCCAGGCCGCCTGCCTCCACGCCGCCGCCGAACCCGAGGTCCTGCAGAAGGCCTGTCAGGGGGTCGATTGCTCCGCCGCCGGCGGGCGCGCCCCCTCCGGACAATCCGTCCGTCAAGTTGACGATCACTCCGCTGTTGGGATCGATGCCGGACGTCGGGAGGCGGAAGCCGCTGAGAGCCTTGCCGAGTATCCCGGGACCGTCCTGCACCTTGAAGCCCGGCACCGGCGGCAGTTGCGGCATCGCCATGAAGCCCATGCTGGGCAGCGCCGGCGCGCGGAAACCCGGCGCGAGCGGCATCGGCTGCACGGGACCGGGAATGAGACCCGGCGCCATTTTCTGGCGCAGCAGCGCCGGCAGCGAGTTGGGATCGATCGAGCCCGAAAGGAAGTTGAATGCGGTCATCCGAAGAGTCCCTTGCCGCCAAAGAGGGCGCCCAGAATGTTCGCCGTCGGGTTGGTCGCCGGCGTCGACGTGCCATAGGAGCTGGCGCTGCTGCTGCCGCTGCTGTTGCCGCTGCTTTCGCCGCCCGGATAGCCGGCGAGCAGGCGCTGCAGGTAGTTGCTGATGTAGTTCGGCTGGGCCGTCGTTTCGTAGTTGTAGCGGGCGACGTTCGAATCGATGTTGGCCTGCGTGTTGGCGTCGATCGCCTGGCCGGCCTGCAGCATGGCCGCGATGTTGGCGAAGTCCTGGTTCGCCAACGTCGGCGCAAGGTTCGCGGCATTGAGCTGGTTCGAGCGCTCGTTTTGATAGGCCGTGTTCGCCATCCCGGCCGCGGCGTTGGCCTGGGCCTGGTTGAGGGAGTCGAGCGCCAGCCCCGTGTAGGCCTGCTGCTGGCCGGAGCCGTAGCGCCCCGCGCCCTCGAATTGCGCGGTGACGCCGGGCAGCACCTGGGTCATGAACTGCTTGGTCTGCGGCTGCTCGGCGGCGGCCACGGCGCTCGCGAAGTAGGGGTTCTTGCTGAGGTCGAGGTAATCGCCGTTGAGCGTGCTCATGACGCTGTTGTCAGCGGCCTGGACCACCGGCGAGCCGCTGGCGCCGCGCTGGAACAACGCCTGGATCGCCGACTGCGTGGCCTGCGACTGCGGCGCGACGGTCGCGCCGGGATAGTAGCCGGGCGCCGTCGGATTGGCGTTGAAGTCGCCCACCAGCGCCTGAATGCCTTGCTGCAGATAGGGCTGGATGTAGGACGGCGGCGCCGTACTGGAATTCGTCTGCTGAGTCTGTGTCTGCGCCTGCGTCTGTTGCGTCTGTGAGGGTGTCGATCCGCCGCTCATGCGATTCTCCTTTCCCAGGCGGGAAGGCCATCGACGGCGTCGACGCTCACCCCACCGAACTTCTTCACGATCCGCGCCCAGCCCGGCCGGCCGACGCCGCGCAGCGTCACGCATCCCAGCGAACGCGCCCAATCCTCGAGCTTGGCGATGAAATCGGCGGCCCATTCGCGAAGGCGAGAACCGCCGACCAGCCAGATCAGGCAGCGCTTCTCGCCGCCGATCTGGATCTGCGTCACGATCGCAGCCACCGGCGCGGGGCCGTCATAAACCGCCCAGAGCTGCGCATCGCACGCGATCAGGCGCGCCAACACCCATTCGGCAGGCTCAGGGCAGGCGTCGGGTCCAGCGCGGTCACCCGCGCTGTAGTCGGGCGAGCGTTTCACCGCAGGCTCGAGCAGAGGCCACAGGTCTGACCAGACCAGGTGAAGATGGCGCAGAGGAATGCCGGTGGCGGTCATGTGCTGATGATGTGGTTGAGGACGATCGTCGGCTGCGTGTTGTTGTGCGTGCCGCCGCCGCCCGCGTTCTGGATCGAAATGTTGGAGCCGTTGGCGCTGGTGCCTGGCGCAATGTTGCCGCCGTCGGCGTAGCTGTACCAAGACTGGTTGAGAATGCTGGCGTCGCCGATCACGATGCGCCCGCCCGGCGCACTGTGGCCGTGTCCCGGATCGTTGACGCCGTGGTTGTGAGCGGGAATCTCCGCCGTCGACAGCGTGTGGCTCTGCTCCCCGCCCGAAGCGCCGAGCGTTGCGCCGGACATGGGCGACGTCAGGCGACCGGCCGCGCTGCCGCCCATGTCGTCCTTGCCGGCGGCCACGCGCCCGCGCAGATCCGGCAGGTTGAAGGTGGTCGAGCCGTCGCCGGTGCCGTAGCTCGTGCCGATCGCCGCGAAAAGATCCGAATAGCCGGTCCGCGAGACGGCCTGGCCGTAGCAGAGCAGCCAGCCATCGGGCGGCGTGGTGCCGGCAAACGGCATGACGCAGCCCGCCGGCACGCGCAGCATCGTGTTGTAGTCGCGGATCAGCACGTTGACGCGCTCGGTGATGGAGCGGGTGTCGGCCGTGACGGGAAGCGCCGGCAGGCTCATTGCGCACCTGCCGGTCGTGCGTCGAGGTCGTCGATGCCCTGCATGTTCGACCACAGGTCTCCGGCGTTCATGGTCGCGCGGACGCGGAAGTAGCGGCCGCTCTGGTAGACCGGCGCCAGGCCGGCCGGCGTCAGCCCGACGCTGGGCCCGTAGGCCACGATGCCCTGCTGGGTCTCGCGCGCGCCGATCTGGATCTGCGGATTGCCGCCGTCGATCAACGGCCGGCAGGCACGCACGACGGATCGCGTGCCGTTGCCTGGAGCGAATTCCGCGGTTTCGACCGTTGCGGCGAGCGCCGGGCCGGAGAACGAGCCGCTCTTGTGCGTCGTGTCGAAGGCGAACAGCAGCAGCGAGACCGTGCCGGTCCAGAACGACGAATCGAGCGAATAGGGCAAGGCGTCGAGCGCGCCGAAGGGGTCGAGCTGCTCGAGCGTGTAGCTCTGCTGGCTGACGCCGCCGAACACCAGCTCGCAGGTCACCTGGGCATGAGCCCACTTCCCGGTGCGCCAGTTGTAGATCAGCAGGCGGTTAGGCACTCCGCCGTTGCCGTTCGCCGGATAGGCGAAGATGTAGAGGCCGCGCACCGGATCGATCGCCGACGAGGCGCGGAACTGATTGGTCTCGTCGAACTCCGCCCAGAAGGTGCGGTCGATCTTGCCGCGGCCGATCGGCGTGATCGTCTGGCCGCCCTGCACCATGTAGAAGCCCGACTTGTGGCAGAAGAACGCCATGTCGATCAGGCTGGCGAGGCTGCCCGGCACGCTGCAGCCGATGTCGTTGGCGATCTTGTCGATGCGGAAGATGATCGGCGGGCCCTCGTAGGTCATGCGCCGCACGCTGGTCTCCTGGAAGATCAGCGCATATTCGCCGCCGACCAGGCCGGTGACGTTGCCGCCGTCGGGCAGGTCCTGGATGTCGGCCTGGTTGGCCGGCACCGAGCCCCACAGGTTGGCGTTGTTGATGCCCGACCACTGCACGCGCTGCGGCGTGGTGCCGACCTTGCCCATCAGGACGAAGTCGCGGACCGTCGTGACGAAGGCCGCGATCGGCGGCGTGCCGCCCAGCACCGTCCAGCGCGTGCCGACCGACAGGTCGAAGGCCTGCGGGGCATCGACGCCGTTCACCGCAATGGCGAGCGGGCCGAACTGGGTGAAGCGCCAGGTGTCGTCGCCGCCCGGCGAGTAGAACAGCTCCTTCTGGGCCGTGCCGCCGGAGGTGTAGGTCGAATAGCCCGTGGTATCGACGCCGATCGTGAAGTTGTTGGGGTCGACCACGGTCACCGCGAAGAGGAGGCCGTTGACCTGCGTCATGCCGGCGGCCCCCGAGATGAACACCTTGTCGCCGTTGCCGTATCCATGCGACGTCACGGTCACCTTGCCGGGATTGGCCTTGGTGATCGCGGTGATGGCCTTCGCCGCGGCCAGCTGCGTGACGTCGCTCCAGGTCGTGCCCGACAGCAGGTAGAGCCTGGTCGCGTCGCCCGCGAACATTTTGGTCGCGCCGGCAGTGCCGCGGAACCAGGCCGCGCCCTGGCAGCGTGCGGCCAGGGCGTTGGACACACCGGAGAGGCCGTTCAGTGGGCGATAGCTCTCTTCGGCCGGCACGACGTTCAATGCCTCGCGCGCCCATTGGCTGAGGCTCGGCATGTCAGGGCGCCATTCGGCGAAGGGGATCACGCTCATGGCGCCATCCCCGCGCGCACCCGGATCACGGGCACCGAGGAGCCTGTGATGCGTTGCGTGCGTGCGTTGAGGCCCGAGACGCTGGCGTTGTAGAGCGCGAGGTAGCGCAGCGCGCCCGGCTCGTCCTGGGTGAAGATCGAGGCCTCGACCAGG